CTCGGCGGCTATTCGGAGGTCCATCTGTATGCCACGGCCGTTGGCGTAGCAGTCCGCGAGGTTCAGTTGCGCGAGTGCATGGCCGTTGCGCGCAGCCTTGCCGAACCAATAGGCAGCCTCATTGTCGTTCCGCCGGACGCCGACGCCGTCGCGGTACATTGTGGCGATGCGGTAACGGGCCTCAATATTTCCCTTGCCAGCCGACCGTGCGTACCATTGCCACGCCCCAATCAGATGTTGGAGGAGATTGCCGCCCTCCGTCAGAAATACGCCGAGCGGTTAAAGGTTGCCAAGACCGCCGAAGAGCGCGAAGCCGCCGAGAAGGAATTTAACGAGGAATCCGAGAAGGTACAGAGCGACTACGCCAAGCAAACCGCCCAAGCGTCTATCGCCTACCTTGAAGCCGTCCTTGACTCCGACAAACTGACGGCCGAGCAGCGAGAGGCATACGCCAAGCAACTCGCAGAGGCCAAAATCAAGCTCTCGGAGGCAACTACCGACGAGGAGATTGCTAACATCAAAAAAACTGCCGACGAGGAGGCCGCTGCCAAGGCGAAGCGGTTGAAAGCTTTGAACGACTGGGCGCAACGCGCTCAGGAAGTATTTGCTTCCATTACTGATTTCGTTTCAAACATGTACGATGCGCAAATCGACAAGATGGACGAACAGATAGAGGCCAACACGGAGGCCGGTGATGCCGAGCAGGAACGCATCCAGGAACTCGTAGATAGCAACGTTATCACCGAGGAAGAAGGGGAGGCCCGCAAGCAGGCCGCCGAGGCCGAAACTGCTGCCAAGAATAAGAAACTGGAGGAGGAGAAGGCCGCTTTGCAGATGAAGGCCGCAAAGTTCAAAAAGGCGTCCGACCTCGTGCAGGCAACGATATCGACTTCGCTCGCGGTTTTAAACGCCCTCAACACTCAGCCATTTTTCCCGCTCGGCCTTTCCATGGCTGCGATTGCCGCCAATATGGGCGCGTTGCAGATAGCCACCATCGCCGCCCAACCTCTGCCCAAATACGCAAAGGGTACCGACTCGCATCCCGGTGGCCTCGCCGTCGTAGGCGACGGTGGGCGCCAGGAGGTCGTGAGGGTTGGCGATATGACGTGGCTCACTCCTGACAAACCTACCCTCGTAGACCTCCCGCAGGGTGCAGAGGTCGTGCCGTCGGTTGAAAAATTTATCGCCGAGAATGCCGCCGTCAACGCCCCCGCCGATGGCGTCAACACTATCGTAGTCAACGACTACGGCAGGTTTGAGGCATCCGTAGAGCGCGGCTTCAATCGCATCGCCGCAATGATACTGGCTCAGATTAAGGCACAGCGCAAGGCTGACTACAAAGCGCGTTACGAACTTTACAAACAGTCAAAACTATGATAAAGAACCTATCTCAGATCACCGTCGACCAGTTTGTTGCTATAATGGAGGGCGACATCAGTACGCTTCTGCGTGGCGATGTACCCATTTCCCCCAAAAAAGCAAAAGCCATTGCCCGGAAGCTGGCCCTCGAGTATAAAAGCATCGCCGATCCGCTCGGCATGAACCGTTATCTATGCCGCAATGAGCGCAAACTGAAAGCACAACTGGAGGAACGGGTCCTTACTATTTGCGAAAATATCATGAGGTTTGGCAAGACGGACGCCGTGAAAGATACGCTTGCCGAGTTGGGTATCTATACCGATAGAATGCCCCCCGAGCGTGTGCGGAGCGCAATACGTCTGAAACTCGCAAAGGCCCGCGATACGCTCAAGAGATTGGAATCTGATGATGAGCAGGACGAAGTAGGCGGCTCCGAGGTCCGCGGAGAGAGCATCCGCGAGATGTTTGACTCCCAGACTGCCGCTATTATGGCCCATTTTAAATTTCAGATTGATACGCACACTATGAAGGCGAGTGTATATGCTAATCTCGTCTGCCAGTATAACGCCCAGGTCAAGGCTATTCTCGCCCGACTGAAAGGCCGAAGGGGGTATTAATCATTTCAGCCTGGCGCAAGAATCGCAAAATAGCGGTGTCCGAAAGGGATTGCCGCTATTTTTATATGTGTCGCCGAACCTGCTACATTATTATTTGTAACCCATTGCGTAACTTTAATTAAATCGCAATGGATAAAATTAGCGTGCAAATACAAATTTTAAATCGGGCCATCCGCAGAATAGAGCGGAAGCTCGACGTGCTTACACTCGAAATGCGCGAAACGCGCCGACGCAAGGATGCCGACATTAAGGTGGACCGCATACTGGCCCGGATGAAGCGAACCGCCAACGCCCTGCATCGTCAATCAATCAAAGAGCGTGAGAATGCTTTGCGCATCCTCGGAAAGATGCGATGAGACGGGATGTCGAGGCCTTGATTGTTGAGGATATGCACTGGATGAAGCTCAAGGCCAATTATTTCTGTGGCGTCAGAGAGGACGCTGAAGACCTGATGTGCGACACCATATGCAAATTACTTGTATATGCTGACAATTTCCATATCGGCGAGGCTTTCCGTCCGTGGGCCCTCAGCGTGATGCAGAGCATATATGTCAATTGGTACAACCGGCGGCGCAGGGTGCTTTTTACCTCGCTTGGTGAATATGATTGCGAGAGTAACATCAGCGCCGACCAATCAGTGGCTTTGCGGCAGGTGTTCTCCATCATCCGCAAGTGTGCCCGAGATTCCCGGTGTGTCGAGTGCGTTGTCCTATTCGCCAAAGGCTACACGTATGAAGAAATATCTGGCACCTTGGGCATCCCCATCGGTACGGTGAAGAGCCGGGTAAACGCCGGAAGAAAACTGCTTGCCGAAGCTTTGGAGTGAATCTATTCCATATTCGCCTTTTCGATGGCATCTGCATAGTCGTTGAGTCGCTTGGCGAGGTCTCGCAACCCATTTGCAATGGTGGCATATTCGTTTTCGGTGAAGGCGCGAGTTTTATTGCAGACGCTCATACCCGCCAACTTTTGTGCAAACCAACTCTGAGATTTGTTGAAGTAGGCACGGGCAAATTTGGTAATATTAATTATGCCATTCAATTCAAGGAATGCTACCCATGTGGCCTCAGATTTGATTTTCATTTGTTCGGCACGTCTAAACTTGGCGTCGTTAAGTTGTTCAAAAGAGATTTTATTGTTCATGTTATTTTGTTTAAATTTGCCCCGTCTGTCACACGGGGCAAAAACTGTTAAACATCGGTTTCGTCATCTAAAAGCTGATAAAGTAAGCCTTTGATTTGATTGACAGTAGGTTGATTTCTCCGATTTTCGATTAGTGCAAGTAGATCGAAGATTCGGTAAATCAACCTTTCTTTGTAACTCATTTCATTGTTCACCTCCTTTCTTTTTGGTTATTGATTACACTACAAATGTAGTAATAAATTTATTAATAACAAAATATGCGGCTATATAATTAGCCGATTGAAAAGATTTTTTTCAAGAGAGGGCATAAGGCTCGGATAAAGTTCATATTTTGGCGCGTATCTTCATAACTTATATGCCGTTCAAATAGTTAGGTGGCAAATTCGGCGTTTCTGATTTTCCAAAAATCCTGACATATGTGAGCAATCGCCGTATTCGTTGGTTATTTTTGCTCAACGAAACGGCCATGCTCTTAAGATATACGCTCAACATAGGTACAGATACATTTGTAATTCCCGATTCCGACTTCACGAACTGGGAGGATATAGAGTGTTCGTTTTCTCGGGCCTCGCTCGGTGGCGTGGTTCGTTCGTTCTCTTCGGAGTTTGAGTTCGCCGGTGACACGGCTTCCAGGCTGACATCTCTTTTCATCAAGCAGGGAGTTTTGGCCAAAGCGTCCATTGAATTTGCCCGCATTACAGAGCGCTGGGGGTGGGAGTCGGTATTTATTGCTGATTTCGATTTCACCACAGCCAAAATCAAGCCCAATGGTATTTTCTCTATCGGTTGCGTTGACGGTAGCCTCGCTGCTCTCATCAAGGCTAATAAGTCCACTACATACGAGTTCCTTCTTGGTGAAGAGTTGGATTACGACATTGTTTCCAACCTCCCGCGCATTCCCCTGCTTGAATCAGCTGAGTTTCAGTTTACCAAGGAGATGCATTCAAATACCCACAAGGACGGCAGTATATGTGTAAGATTCCCCATCGGCAGCGTGCCGTGGGTTGGGCGCATCGGCGACGGAGAAATTGAAAATGTTGGCGTGATGAAGGTGTGTAAGAATCAGCACCCGAATACGGCCGGCGAGGACGAACCCGACAACTCCTGCTGGCATATCATGCAGTTGTTACGTGGCGATCCCGTCGAAGTGACCCTTGAATATACTCTCCGAGTGTCAAAACTGCGCTCTTATCATACTGCCGATGTCGTATTGCAAAAATGGGCAAGTGGTGGCGCGAAGCAGACTATAGTAACGCTTATCCCAAAGTCTGATTTCCCCTCGGGAATTACTCCCGGGGAAACATTCCCAACTCCGAGCACCGAAGATGATGGCCCAGGATTCAGCGTAGCCGACTATAATTCTGCATCGGAAGTTCCCGAGCCTAAGAGCAAGGGGCTTGTGTGCGTTGTAAATGGTTACGTGTGGATTTCCCAGGAGAGGTTGTCACTGCCTCTCCCCGGATCTACAATGGCGCCCAAGATAACCTATTACTGGCAAAATACTGGCATCAAGGAGTCTGATGATTTCTACTCCAAAGAATACTCCGGCAAGGTTACGTTCACCTTGCAAAACTCGGAGTATATCGGTATCAACGCCATCAATTTCGACAGCGTATATTACCCGTGGATGGGCAAAGCAATCCTCTACGGCCAGTCGATGAAATTTTCGTGGCAGACTGCGGCCTACGAACGCAAGCAGATTCGCGGCATTTCTCCAGCCAAGGTTTGCAAAGGTATCATCGAGAAGATGGCAGGGGAGAGGCATCCAGTTGTATCGGTTACAATGTCGGACCACGACACGCGCCTGGCCAAAACGTATCTCTTTCCCGCCGAGGGCTTGCGTGAGATACCTAAAGGCAAACTCTATTCCTCGTTCAAAAAATTTTACCGAATGGATGGAGGTTGTTTTTGGGTACACCTATCAGACAAAGGAGGACGTCGCACCGCCTAAGTTCGGCGGAATCCATCCGTTCCACGGCTTTGTAGATACGACGTTACTTAGTATTGACCATTCAGCTATAACTATCCATGGTATCCTTGACCGATGGGAGGGAGCCATGGACCCGACTCGGCTTGTGTTCCTCACCGATAAAAATCAATTCGCATACATGCCGACGGATACCGACGCATATCTTGGGTTCCTCAATGTTGGTAATTATAATGTGTTCCCCAGCGGCGTGCGCGAGGATATGGTTTATAAAGATACCTCCGACAATAACCAACTTTATATTCGCATGGACGATGAGCCGGAGGAAAGTATTGACGGGTCTACGGCCGCAATCAAGCGGTTGCACAATCTCGTAAAATATACTTATAACGAGGAAGATTTTCAGCAGCATCCTCGCTACAACGTGCATTTCCTCCATCGTAGCGAGCTGTTCGGAGATGCCGAACCTCTGGAGGTTGAATGCGGAAGCGAGTTCAACGTGTCGGTCTACAAGGATGTTATCTTTGCCTCGATCAACATTGGCTATAAAAAGCAGAACTACGACCGCCCCAGCGGGCGTGATGAGTTCAATTTTAATTCCACCTATACCACCGGCTGCACATACTCTGACAAAACGCTCTCGATGATAAGCCCGTACCGTGCCGATAGCTACGGCGTTGAGTTTACCATCCGCAACACCTCTGACAATACCACGGATGACAAGGCCGACAAGGATTTGTTTTTCATTGCTATAACTGAGGATTTGACCGAAGGTGTACACCCCGACTATTCCGGCGAGATTATCGGCGTTAAATCCCAGCGGGTATTTAATCGAATGTTTTCGCCGATGGCGTGTGTCAACGCCAATAAGGAATATCTCGGTATCATAGGTAACGAGGAGAACCTTACTCTGACGTTTGCATCCTCCGAGGGCAATGCCGAGATAACCATCGACGGCACGGCTGGCACGGATAACATCACCATCACCGACCGCATCGCTATGGCGATGGAGGCAGAGTTCGATTCTATCGCTGACGCCGACGGATTTACCACCGACCTCTCGCGGCCTATAGTTGTTACTTTTGAGGGCGTGGCATATACCGGCTATATAATGGATTTGGATGTCAAGTACGCGATGAACGGCGCGGCATCCTATAAAATGCTAATATGTAAAGTCGACCAGCTATGATTATATCACCTTTTTCACCGATATTTTTCAACCGGGAGCACCGGAGCGGGGGACGTCCAAGCCGATACGAGCAGACGTTCGCCACCTCCGACCGCCCCCTGCTTGAAGTTATATTGGGGGCCAATGAAGATGTGCCTGCTATCAGACTATATAACGCCGATACAGACGCCGAGATTGGTACAATAACTCCTCAGATATGGGAGATCAACGACGAAACAAAACTTGCTTTCGCTACGCTGGCTTTTGGCGTGGGCCACTATGCTTTGGCTGTTGGCGACATCCTCAGCAGGTGTTTCCGGGTAACGGATAACCCGCGCATACTCGCAAATACCTCGCTGATTCAATACTCCATGGGGACCAACCGCAATCGCACTGACGCCGTATTCGTAATCGACGGAATGCAGAGGTTCTTCGATTTCCGCGTGGCGGGAGGGTTTACCGATGGAAACTACACTTTCGCCGCCACATGCGAAACATTCACCACCGATAAAGGTGATCTGATTCAGCTCTACGGGATGGAGACAACACAAAAACGTTTCATCCTCGGCGATTGCGAGGGTGTACCAGTGTGGCATGCCGAACTGTTTAACCGTATTCTCAGTTGCTCTTACGTCTACATTGACGGCGAGCGGTATTGCCGTGCCGATGGCGCGGCGCCAGAGGGCACGCAGATAGTGGAGGGGTGTGATAGCATGACTTATCTCCAGACGCTGCAAAAGGTTCGGATGATAGACCCCGCTATCGAAGCCGAGAATCAGAAACTCATACGCCGGGTAAGCGGATATGCCCCAGTAGGCACCGTAAGCCGCATTGTTACCGAAAAATTAAGAACTATATAATTATGGCAGATAACACTACAAATATCGTAAGCCAGGTTATAGCAGCGTTGAAAACCAACGGCGCCGATATCTCGCAACTTACACCTACCGACAACCCCGCTGACACCGACCTCATCGAACTTAGCGGTGGAAAATATGTGAAGTTTGGAGTGATTAGAAAGATTGTCGAGGATGCTTTTGCTGACCTGGAACGTATTGATACAATTCTAAGCGGCCGCATCAATCAGCTGGCAACAGACCACGCAACTGACAAGGCCAGCATGCAGTCGACGATTGCCTCTCTCCGGGCTGACCTCGACGCACTGGATCATGACAATGCCACCGAGGCCATCGAGAGCTTCCGCGAAATCCTCGCATTCCTCGATGGATGCAAGGATGACGAAACCCTTCTGGCAAAGCTCACCGAGATAAAGGCTCTTATCACCGCTGAGGGCGCCGACCGCCAGAGCGCCATCGCCCAGGCCCTCAATACCGCGCAGGTCGCCGATGCAGAGCTCCAGGAGCAAATCGCCGAGCATCGCCGCGAGCTCCACTACCTGCCCGACAACTTCGCTACGGAGAAGGCGCTATTCGTCGCAGCCGGCACCTACACCATCGGCACCCAGCCCATCAAACCGGGCGCACTGCTGCTGGGCTGCGTCGATGAGTGCTGGGGTGTATACCAGTACGTGTATTTCAACGAGACCGAGATTTCGGCGCAATCTGCGGAGGCCGTGCAGGCCGCTTCGGCTGCGGCTCCGACCATAGCACCACCGGCCGTAAAGCATGATGCCAATGTGTCCAACCCTGAGAACTGGGTGCGTCTGGCAACCATCGAGGATATTGCCGCATTGAAGAAACTTGTGCCCGTCGTCGAGCTGACCGCCGAAGATATTGCCCCTCTACTACCTCAGGACGAATCCCAGATTGCCACTCTGGAGCTCGCTACCGAGGATGATGTGGCTGTAACTGATGAGCCCGCGACTTGTGAGGCGCTGGAGCGCTTCCGGACACGCCTCCGTGAAATGCGCGGGCGCTCTGTTTTCAAACCCAAAGAAGTGTATAACCCTAACGACTACATCAATTATGAGCACGAATAAGAAATATGTCGGCGAGGAAGCCGCCCGGGTTTTAGCCGCCGGAATAGGCGCAGCCACTCCGCGTACGTGGGATTTGACCCCCGACGACCTGGACTCCGTCACCGAGGAGGAGCAGGACGGGATGGTACTTATGCAGTTTCCCACTCCCGCGAGATTGAAGGCTTCTTTGGCGGATATTAAGACCGGCGACCGGCTGGATGTTTCATCTGCTTTCGGTATATCGGCATGCCATCTGACGGTTACAACCGTACTACGGGATGACGCATCCGATGGCACATTTTACCATGTGTTTGCATCGATGGATTCTGCCGATGACGGTATTGCGTACAGTTTTTGCATCGGCAATGATAACGTGGCAATTGTGTTGCTTCCGCTCGTTGAACCGGACCCACCGAAGCTTTCTGCCTCTGTCGGCGGTAGTTCCTGGCAGTACGGCGCAATCCCCAATTGGGGCGATTTAGGCGAGCGACCCTCGGACTGGCGTTATTACGGAACTGGCTCTGCCGCCCAGCCAATTGAATTTAAAATTGGCGATACTTTCCGCACGCCCACGCTCGTTCCCTACGGCTGCCCTCCCTCCGAGGCTTCTGACGATCCAGCCGACCAGGCCGCTGCCAACTACGCCGAAGGCACAATTATTGGCACGGGGAAGGTTCAGAACGTGCCATATCTCGTAGTAGTCGGAGCCGCCCGCTTCGGCAAAAAGCAAGGCGCAACTGACAAGGATGCCGAGACCATCACCGCGCCGGGTATCTTCTACGTCACACGTCCGTCAACCAACTACTGGTATGTCAAGTTCTATCCCCTGCTGAACAAGTGGAAGGAGCTGGAGAATATTGCCGGTGAGATATTGGTGATTTCTGCCGGATTAGGGATAGCGAATAAAAAAGTTGATTCTACCCGTGACAAGCTCGGGATGCTGACAAATGCAGCACCTCCACGTGTAATTGTGGGCCGACTTCCCAAAATCGGAAGCGATGGCACCCATAACTACTACCTGACGCCGAAGTTGCAATTCGGCGCCGGTACATGGATTCCGGTTAATCTCAACACCCGGGCTTTTCGGAGATGGTGTGGTAATGCAGAAATTGCAGAGCCTTTCATTATCGAGGCTGTCGGGTTGCAGCGCGTTATCTTTCCGTCGCTCCTGGCGATTACCGCGAGGACATCTTACCATCGATTTCGCCGGTAAACATCTCCGTCGAGAATGGCGTAGCAACAATCACAAAGAAAACGCTTGGCGCAATTAATCCGTCACCCTATGGTCTTTTTGCCGATATGGCAGTATATGCCAGGGTGGCGCACAGTGGCCCAAACACTAACGATGGCAATCGATTGATTGTCCGCTATGACGAAGAGCGCGGTTGGGTAGCCTGCAATTCCCCGTGGGGCACCGGCAGTTTTGCCATTGATAAGCTCGCGCCTCCGACATATGCCGAGGTCGTAAATGTGCTATTTAATCACAACTCTCGACGTCGGAACAACTATATTCAGATCCAGTTCCGCAGCAGGGCTGTGAAGCCTAAGGGCGCAACGGCCACGGAAGCTACTAAAAAATACCATTTCTGGTCGTATAAAAAGAAGTGGGGTGCCGTTTTCCGAGTGCGACGAACGCACGGAGGTCGATACGGCCGCACAACTGACAACCCGGATACAGGTAGTCGCGTTAAAAGTCCATCCTACGCCCATAGAAATTTCGGAGCATCAGAATGGCATTACTATTCTGTAAAATGGAGCACCAGCGTTGGCCCCGATGGCAAGAAAGAACGTAGAATAGCGGCTCTCCGGCGGCTGGGATAAAAGAAAAACCGCCCACTCCCGGATTACATGCAGTAGCATTGACGTACCAGAAGTTGGACGGTTTTCAATTGCAAATATAGTAACTAATTGTTTAACCGCCAAATAAATTCGGGGAAAATCGCCTCCTCACTTTTTAAAAGACCAACATTTATATCACCTCAAAAAAAGTAGACACTATGCACCCTAACCAATTGTTATCGGATACGCTCAGATGGCTGTGTGCCGCCCTCGGCGGCGTTATAGCTATTCTGGAACCCACGTTGCCCTACATCCTTATATGCACGCTGATGATATTGGCCGACTGCTATACGGCGTGGGCCCTTTCACGCCGTGCGCGCAAGGCGCACCCTGGCAGGGTGAGCGACGATGGGGCGAAGTTTAAGAGCCACCATTTCGGGGAGGTTCTGCTTACGCTGCTCAAAGCCTACGCGCTGATTGTGATGGCTTTCCTCATTCAGCGGCATATTACCGACGGGATGCCGGTTGACCTCACCAAAATCGCCGCAGGAGCAATATGCTTCTGGCAGGCGTGGTCGATTCTGGAGAATGAGAGCAGCTGCAACGGCGCACGCTGGGCCAAGCTGCTGCAGCGCATCCTGGTTGACAAGACCTCGCGGCATTTCGACATTGATCTTGACGAACTTAAACCCGAAGAGCGATGAAAGCGAGTGAATCCATCAAGGCTTTTATAAAGCAATGCGAGGGGGTGAAGCTGACGGCCTACCGGTGCCCCTCGGGGGTGTGGACGATAGGCTACGGCCACACGGGGACCGATGTGACGCCGGGCAAGCAAATCAGCAAGGCGGAGGCTGAGCGGCTGTTTGAGGCCGACTTGGCGCGGTTTGAGGGGGAGTTGGGCGCGATGCTCGGCGCTACGGCTCTGAGGCAGGGGCAGTATGACGCTCTGCTGAGTTTTGCGTATAACGTTGGGATGCGGTCGCTTTTGGCCTCTACGCTTTGGCGCAAGGTGCAGGCGGATGCCGACGACGTGAGCATTCCGGCGGAGTTCTCGCGCTGGGTGTACGGCACTCAGGGCGGCCGCAAGGTAAAGCTTCCGGGTTTGATAAAACGCAGAGCGGAGGAGGCGCGGCGCTATGCATCCCGCTAAGATGACTACACGGCAGGTGATGGCGTGGAGAGCCGTGGGGCGGGCGATTGTGGCCGTGGTTACCGTGGCCTTTTGGGCGCTGATTGCGTGGGTGCTGTGCGGATGCCGGTGCCAGCGGTCCGCGCCGCGGTATAGCCTCGATGTGCCGCCGCCCATCGAGACGCACACCACCCGCGAGATACACACCACCTGGATTGACACCGTGCTCGTCAGACTGCCGGAGCAACGCGCCGAGCGGCACACCCCCGACAGCATCTCGCACTTAGAGACCGACGCCGCCGTCAGCGACGCTGCCATACTGCCCGACGGCTCGCTGTTCCACTCGCTGGAGCAGAAACCTAAGCCTATTCCGGTGGCCGTGCCGCTCTCAGCTGACACCATCGAGGTAGAGATTGAGCGCCCGACACCATACCCCGTTCCGGCGGAGCTGACGCGCTCCGAGCGGTTTTATCTGCGGTTCGGCTGGGGCGCATGGTGGGCGATTGTGGGAGCGGTGGCCGGAGGAGCGTTATGGCTGCTGCTACGCCGTATCCGTAAGTAACTATAGCTGAGAGCTGACCATTTCAATCTTTGTAGCTTTTTGTTAATAGATTTTGGATTCTTTCAAATCTGCGCCCGACACCGCCCGCGAGGGTAGTGCCGGGTATTTTATTTGTTCCAAAATTCGGGATAGATGTTAAATTAATGTTAAAGTTGTACCTATATATTGGTACAACAAAATAATTGCGTAACTTAGCAGTGTCAAACAAAAACAGCGGCGCCAGCTGGATAAACTCGGCATAACTACTATGGCAAACGACATCAAAGACATCAACCGCGAAACCCGCCAGCGCATCGGCGAATCAATCCGCAATGCCCGCATCGCCAAGAACCTCACGGTTCGCGCCCTCGAAGAAATTACCGGCATCAATAAAAACCAAATCTGCCGCGTAGAGGGTGGCCGGGCAAACGTCACCATCGACACTATCAGTACTCTCGCCGCCGCTCTCAATCTCTCAATTAACCTCACCTCTAACCTTAACAAATTCTCTGCCATGACAAACAAACTTTTCAAAACCCGCATCGACGCCCTCAACTACATCAACGAATATTTTCCCGGCGCTTATACGCGCTCCGCGATTCTCACAGATGACATGGACTACGACGACAGCGAAATGCCTAACTTCCAGTGGCAAGGAGAAACCCCGGCCCTCGACGTTTTCATCGACAAGGATACGTTCGTAACCATAGGATGGTGGGAGGATGGTACCGACTGCTACGAAATTACTGCTGACGGCGAGTCTATCGCCACATACAATAATATCTACGATGCCCGCGAAGCTTTCGACAAAGAGCGCGAGGACGCTTATTGGACCGACGACGAACGCGAGTTCCACATCCTTCGCAATGGCGAGGACATCACCGAATAACCCCTGCAAAGGGCAGCTCCTTCCCCCCGCGCCCCCGGCCTATCCCCAGGGGCGCTTTTTGTTATGAGCTATGTATTCGGCTTCCTACAGCGCGTTTGATTTTTGTAGCGAACAAAAGCCGCTCGAACTTGTAACCATATCCGAGCGCCTGAGATGATGTGTTTTTTGATGATGGAGGCGCAAGAAGGCTGTCGGTTGGCAGCCTTTATTTTTTGAGCGATAGCGCGAGGCGATCAAGTAGCTGCTCAACCGGTGCCAGCCTGATTGCACCGAACCCTCTGACAGCAAGCAGTTCCTCGCGTGTATGGCCGATGAGGTCGCCGAGAGTACGGATTCCCGCGTCGTCGAGCGGAAAAAACCGAGCGCGGAGGCAGGTCGAACTCTATGAGCCGTGTGCGCAACAGCCGCTCCATGTGCAGGCGCGGCTCGTCGTATTTGTCGAAAGATTCAGGAGGTGAGGGTGCGACGTACATAACTGAAAGAAAAAAATGGCGAGGGAACCACCCCTCGCCAAAAGTCAAACCAATAAATCCATTGATGGGTGGACTTACCGATACTGCAAAGATACTAATTATTTCAGAAAATCCAATACCCGACGGATTGCATCCGTCGCTTTTTCCGGGCTGACATAGATATAGTTGTAGAGCGTGCGTCCCTGCTTATTGAGTTTGTGGCCGAGTATGAAGTCAATTACGCCAGTAGGTATGCCGAGGTTAAAGGCGATTTGGGCGAATGTTTTCCGTGCCGAGTAGTAGATGAGGTTATTGAGGCCGGTCTGTTCTCTCAGCGATTTTATCGACTGCGAAAAATAAGAGTGTAACATATCCTTGCGCTGATACTTCGTGCCGAGATAACCATCTGGGCGCATATACTTTTCAATGTAGGGCATCGCCTCGTCGGGGATATCGAACTCGACGTATTTGTTGGCCTTCTGTTGCGACTTTGTTTTGTTTCTGATGTATTTCAGCCGCCGTTTGTGGCGGAGTGCTTTGAAATTTATGCTCAGTAGGTCGGCGATGTTGATGCCGCCGAGGTAAAACGAAAGCATGATATAATCGCGTGTGGTCTGTTGCATGGCGCCGTACAGTTTTGCATCGCGCAGTTTGATGAGCTGTTCCGGTGTCAGCCAAGAATCCCGTATATCTGGTTGCGGTTCGGTGTAGTCGCGGAAAGGCCGGAACTCTTCAGGAACATACCCGCAGCGGCGGGCGTAGGTAACAGTGCGCCGCAATGCCGCCATCACGAGGACTATTGTGGAGTTTGATAGCCGTTTCTTACGCAGCTCGCTCTCCAGTCTTACGATTTTCTGATAGCAGAGCGCCCCGATGGGAATATCGCCGAGGACTTTAAGCGCGTGGCGCATACCGGAGGTAAGTACGGATTTCGAGCTATCTACGAGGCGCGAATTTTCAATGAACTCCTTAAAAGTGGCTTCTAAACCTGCATTGCGCGATTTGCGGTTGACAATATCGCGCAGAGCCGAGAGCAGCTGAGTGCATGAGAGGCATTCAGTGTATTGCAGTTCCGAGAGTGCAGTTTCGTATTTGGCGATAAACCCCTGCAGGCGGGTGTTGAGTATGTTGGCGTCGGGACGGTTGGTAACTCGGCCGTTGCGAAATTGCATGGTGTTGTCTACCTGCACACCGGTACTGACGTAGCGAGTATCGCCATTGTGTGCGATGGCGAGACGGACCATATATTTGTCAGATTTTTTTTCGTGATGAGTGAATATTCTGAGGCTGAACGAGGCCAT